GGGTAATATATACTACTTACTGATTAAACAGTAGTAGTCTGCTTAGCTTTACGTGCAGTACGTGCAGTAACGTCAGCGTTAGTTGAGTTGCCTTCTGTAGTAATAGTACCTACAGCTTCCCAGCGATCAGGGATAGCGCCTTCTGCAATCCAGCTGTCGATGAAGTAAGATTTGCTCTTCTTGTCAAAGAAGATGTCGCCAGATAGGGCGATTGAACGACCAACTAATAGAGCATCTTCAGTAAAGCAGATAGCAACTACAGCGTTATCACCAGCAACAGTGTTATAACGGTTGTCGTTAGATGCCTTAGATAAGATGCTAGTTGCGGTAGCCGCAGTAGGGAAACGGTTAGAAGGGATTACGCGAACTCCTAGAGAGGGAAGCATGAAACCATCAACCATGTTAGCGCCAACGCCTGCGAAGGTCTTAGATACTACGCGCTCAGAGTCACGTAGAACACCCATAGTAACATGGCTGACTAGTACTTTGATTTCGTCGATGTCCATTTCAGCGATCTGCATGTTCTCGATGCAAAGCTCAATGGCTGCTAACATAGAGTTAGAGCTAGCTGCTTGTGCAGTAGAGATGAATACTTCTTGAGAGAAGCCGTGACCAGACACTCGAGGTGCAGCGCTACGTGAAGTAGTGTTGTTGCTACGGGCGCCAAGGATCATCTGTTGAATAAGCATCTCGTCTTCCATCTTCTTGATCTGCTTAGTTTGCTTACGAGCAAGCTTGCTCTTTAGACCAGCGATATCGCCTTGAACGTCATGTAGTTGAGATACTGCGTTACGAGCGATTACCTGCGCGTCGATAACTAAAGCGTTCTTGTCAGCTTCTACAGGAGTAGCTGCAACGTCTTCTCCTGCCTGCATGGCCTGTAGAGAAACGTCACCCAAGTACTTGTTAGAAACCATGTTAGTTCCTGTAACTTCATCTACATCAAAGTACTGCATAAGGTTCTCACCTTTGATGTACTCTTCATGAACCTTGCCAGTAAACTTCTCGATTAAAAGACTGTCTACTTCACCGGACTGCGAAACTGCGATATTGCTTAAAATTGCTGCATCAGACATAATTAAATATCCTCCTTATTATATAATAACGAAAACAGGCTACCCACTCAAGAATGAGAGGATGAAACCTTTTGGTTCTTCTTAGGTAGCCACTCATTATCGAAATGGAGATAATCCATCCGACAAGCCAGCCTGAATCCGCTGTTAAGTTATTGATTTTATTAGATTTCCTACTCAATACCCTTTGCATGAGCTGCACGGCGCATACGGTCATACTTCTCTTCATTCTTGTAGTACTCGCCACTGAGCATTAGTTCACGGAAAGCATCGCCTGTTAGGGTACTAGATCCGTCCTTAGCAACTGTTTCACCAGCTACTAGCTCTAGGGTCTGTGTACCTTCAGCCGCTTCGTACCGCGACTTCATGTCCTTAATGGCTAGATCCTGTGCATATGCTGAGCCTGACTCCATAACTGCATTGAAGTCTTCAAAGGCGCTGTCGTCTAGGTTCTCGGTTGCCCAGTCAGACATTGAGTTCCAGTTGTCCTCAGAACCTACTACCTCTACTGCTGCTTCCCATGCTTTGGTAGCATCAGCTTCAGCTGTGGCGCGATCTGTGCGCATACCATCTACGTGCATATCGTTTAGGGTCTTAGTAGAGCTTAGGAAAGCGTCTACCATGAATGCCCCGAACTTCTCGTCTAGAGCCGCTCGCGTCTCTTCAGAGAAACCAAAGTCTCCCTCATATAACTCTTTCGATAGAACATCAATGTCTAGATCAGACCCCTCGAACTGCGCTCGTAGGTCGTCAGGTACTTCAATGTTTATCTCTTCCCCGTCGTAACTGAATTGGTGATCATCTTCTGTGGCTTCCTCTTCAGTCCCTTCCTCGGTAGTCTCCTCGGTTGCCTCTTCTGTGCCTTCATCAACGACTGTCTGTTCTTCTGTTGCAGTCTCTTCTGTGACAGCTTCCTCGGTGACAACGTCTTCTGTCACTGGGTTCTCGGTGACTACTTCCTCGACGGTCTCTTGTGTTTGTGTTGGGAAACTAATGTGTTCTCTTTCTTCACTCATGGTATAATTCCTCTATTGTTGTTGCATCATATTTGGTATAGCCTTAGCGCCCTCTGCTACGGCTATGTCTTGGTGAGCGGCTGCCTGCTCCGCTTCTTGGTTCTCAGTTACGGTATCCTCATCCAGTAACCATGTGACCTCTAGGTTCAAGGCAGTACTTATAGACTTAGCGTAATCGTTCCAATCTATTCGTCCCTGCATTGCGTCAGGCCATTGGGTAGGAACCTGCATCATCTCAGAGAACTGGGCTATCTTATCAAGATCGCCTATGCGTCCAAGTGCGTCAAGTCCTGTCAGGATCTTAGGCTCTATGTGCTGCTTCCACTTCTTATCCCCTATCTTCAAGTCTCGTAAGAACAGCTCAGCTAAGGGCTGCTGTAGAGATTGAGAGAAGGAGGTGTAGATGCCACCTAAAGAGGTTTCAAGCTCTCCTGCGTCCAGTCGTAGCTCATATGTGGTGACTCGCTCTGCATCTCTGCGGTTAAGCGAGTTCATCATAAAGGCCATGCCGATACGCTTCTTGTACTCGTCGATTACGTTAGCTACTAGCGATAGGTCAGCGAATTTGTCAACCTGAAAGGCTATCAAATCCTCATGATCACCGACCCCAACGTGCCCTGTGTCAGCAGAGATAAAAGCTGCTGCGTCCAGTATAGCCCCCGGCTTTTGGATATACTTAATATCTGCCATGTTCACAGCACCTTTAGCAAGGGCCTCTGTGAGCATTTCCAGTACGTTAAAGTCACCCGCGTGGTCTTCTACTAGCCCTCGTCCGTAATCTTCACCATAACCGAGATTCCAAACTAGAGGAATCCAAGGGTTATCTTTCTTCTTCTTTGTCTGCATCTTAGTGATGTTGTCCCACTCGTCAGCGCTCTGTGCTATGTGCCACTTGTTGTCAGCCTCGACCCAGATGCATTGAGTGTATATCGTCACTTCATCAGTATCTTTGTATTTCTTCTTACCCTTGCCAGCTGCCGACTTAATCGCGTTCTGCTCTTCCTCAGTGAAGTCACGTAGCTGTTTGGTAGTAGCTACTATGGTCTCCTGAACTTCGCCAGTAAGCGCTCGTCGAACAACGTAGTTAGTCAGGGGTATACATTGCACAGGAGAGGTCTTGTCATCAGCAACATACATAAGTGCATTACCAGTACAGGGTAGGTGCTTCATAGCTAAGTTAATAGCATTCCGAAGCTTACGCTGGATCTGGTCATTCTTACTTTTGTTCTCTGCCTTTGACAAGGCCTTCTTCAAGTCCTCCTCAGTGATACTTTCGCCTTCAAACTGCTCCGCAGCTTCCGCTGTCAGGTCTAGTTGGAAGAAGTTACGCTGGGGCGGGAACAATGTCACAGCTAGCTTGTTGGAAAGGTGATTAAGAGCTTGCGCTCCGATACCCTGCCAACCATGCGGAGAAGATTGCTCATTAGGGTGTTCGTCGGATGTAGATAGTAAAGACTTAACTGTAAATCCGGCATAAGTTCTAGCCCTATCCAGATACCCCGAACGCTTCCTAGCTAGCTCTTTGTATCTCTCTTGTAGTTTAGCATGTTTATTGTTCATATTATCTCCTATACTTTAACGCCAGACACAGGACGTGCCAATGCACGTTTACCTGTCTTCTTACGCCCACTTGCTTTAACGCCTGTATCAGCGTCGGCGCCTAAGATAATGTCATCAGCTGCCGTTGACTCTTGACGAATCTGGCGAGGTGCGACTGGCTTAAGTGGCTTCGGTGCCTTTGGTGTCTTCATGCTCATTTTATAACTCCTTACGGTGTTGTATACCTACTTTATGATAACCTAAGTGAGTGTACAGCTCAGAGGTTCTACCCTCTGTTATACCGGACGCTATACTTAATGCTATCTGCTTAGCCCCGCGCTCCTTGGCAATCTCCTCATAGCGCCTTATGAGCTTTACGCCATACAAACCCCCACGGAACTCAGGGAGAATATAGAACACATTATCTGTAGCAATAAGCTCTTTACTCCATGGGAGGTAGCTTGTCTGTCCCCAAAGAAACCCAATAACAATACCTTCGCGAACTGCAACGAGGAAGATATTATCAGGATCTTTGAGAGAGAGTGCCATAGTCGTCATACAAAATTCTACATCATAGGTCAGCGAGTCGTGGTAACGAGCCTCTGCTGCGTACAGAGGGCCAAGCTCTCCGCAACATCTCAATGAGTCTAGCAGAACTCCGTCCCTAATCATAGCTTAGATCGAGTGGTTATGTCTTGAGCGAACTTGTACGCTCCTATAAC